ATGTATAGAATACGAAACAATTCTTACAGGTAAAAAACCCGACTTAATTGAACAAGAAGATTACTTCTCATGTATCGGGTCAAAAAAAGTAGAGATATATAGATGTGGTGCAGAAGATTTGGATTACGATTTACTTCCACCAATTGATTGTGCATTTACTTCACCACCATATTTCTCAACAGAGACGTACAACAAAGGTGGAGAGAACGAAGAAGACCAATCATGGTTCAAGTTCAATGAGTACGATAGATGGAGAGACGATTTCTTTCTTCCAGTAAGTCAGAAAACATTTGATTCATTATCAGATACGGGTCATATGTTATTGAACATTATGAATCCTACAATCAAAGGTAAGATGTATCCTTCATGTGATGAAGTATGTGACCTACTAAGAAAAGATTTCAAGGGACAATTAGGAATGAGAATCATGCAAAGACCTCAATCATCTAAAACATTTTTAGATAAATGGACGGATGTAAAGGGAACAGATGACAGTGAACAGGTATCTGATAAAGAAGGTATAGATAGAACTGCAATGCAAGATTTTATGAAGAAGTATTACATGGAAAATGTTTGGTACTTTGCAAAAGAAGATAAAGATTTATTCCTTCCAGCAAGAAGAGGTCAACTAGACTCGTTTTTCGTATGACAAAATTATTTGATGCAAAATACTACAGAGTTGTAGAGAATCCCAATGAAGAAGGAGCTGCAATTGAACTTACAGATGGTGACTGGGAAGGTCTTGTTTATCAATATGGTAAGGTGCAATTTGAAGACGGGAAACCTAATATTAACTTTGAAAGAACTATAAGAAGATTACCAATTGGGATAGAAAACACCGAAGATGCAATTAAAGAACTCCTAAATAATGGTGTACTAAATAAAGTCATGGGTGATATTTTACTAGAACTCATTGACGAACAAATCAAACGAGAGGAAAAGAACAATGGCAAGACAATATCATAGATTTACAAAGGACAGTGATGCAGTTGCACACGACCAAGAAGCACATATCTTTAATTGTGAAGAGGGTGAATTGGAAGCACTTAAAACTGCAAATGCTGGTTTCACATGGGTTGAATTAGTTGCAGATTCAGACGTACCCGACCCTGCTTAATTAAAGGAATAGATTATGAATAGAGAAATCTTAAAAGAACAAATTAAACGTCACGAAGGTGAAGTACTAGAAGTCTATGCAGATTCACTAGGATACTTAACACTAGGTGTCGGACATCTTATTAAAGAAGGTGATAGTGAACATGGTCAACCTGCTGGAACACCAGTAAGTCAAGAAGTAGTAGATGCATACTATGAATCAGACTTTGACAAACACGTAGAAGAAACTGTACATGTATTTGAATCAAAAGGTGGAGAAGATTTCTTCAATCTACCCGAAGACATTCAACATGTATTAATTAACATGACGTTCAACTTAGGTGGAACAAGATTCAGTAAGTTTAACAACATGTGGAAAGCAGTTGTTTCCGAAGACTGGAAAAAGATGGCAGTCGAAATGGAAGACAGTCGTTGGTTTAGACAAGTAGGTAGAAGGTCAAAAGAATTACAGGAATTAGTATTAAATGTCTAACAATGATAAAGAAGTCAAGTGTTTAAGACTTGAGAACGGAGATACAATCATTGGATTTGTATCAGAACACGGAGTAGTTGGTAAGACTTCATACACCATTGAAGATACCCATGCATGTATCATTCAAGTAGATGGAGGCAACATGGAAGTTGCACTTGCACCTTGGTTACCATATGCAAAGGACTATACCTTTAATATTAAAGCTGTAAGAGTGGTGACAACATTTTCACCAAGACCACAATTGGAAACTAACTTTAGAGTTCTTATCGGTAAACAACGAGGTAAGTAATGACAGATTTTACGTCAAAAGTCCTCAATGCACAAATCAAACAAGCTGATGCAATGATTGATAAACATAAAATCAATGTGGAAATCCTCACAAAAAATGCAGTAGGTGTTGCAGAACATCCCGACACAATGGAAACAGTAGAGAAAGAACTAGAAAGAATTTCATACTGGTCAGATATCAAGTCTGCTATTCTAAATAATTTCGATTTCGAGAACAAAAGAACATTGACAGAATAGACCCATTGTAGTATAATAACTACATGGATTTCTATACAAACGTATGTCGAACAAGAGACAAAATTCTTGTCACAGGGTACAAAGGTACCGAAAAACAACAACTGTCGGTTGCATATCGACCAAATCATTACGTACCATCTAAAAAAGGGGAGACTGCATACAGGTCTCTTGATGGTAGACCACTTGAGGTTGTCAATCTCAATTCAATGGGTGGTGCAAGAAAGTTCAGAGAAAGTTATCAAGGAACCAGTGGATTTGAAATCCATGGGTATGACAAATACATCTACACTTACATTGCAGATAAATTCCAAGGGGATATAGAATTTGACCCTAAACTTATTAGGGTTGCAACACTTGATATCGAGTGTGAGTCAGAGAATGGATTCCCCGACCCTAAACTTGCAGAAGAGAAAGTCAATGCAATAACAATCAAACCATTCAGACACAATGCACATACCTTTGGTATTGGGCCTTGGGATGATGCACCAAAGAATGTTAAGTATTATGAATGTGTTGATGAAGCACAATTACTAACAGAGTTCATTAAGTATTGGAGAAAGTCAAAGTTTGATATTATAACAGGTTGGAATGTAGACTCATTTGACATGACCTATCTTTGTAATCGTGTTGATAAATTGTTTGGTGAAGGGGAACATAAAAAGTTCTCTCCATGGAACATGTCAGATGTTAGAGAATATCGAAACCAATATGGTAAGATGGATGTGTCATTCACATTATATGGTATCAATATTGTTGATTACCTAGACCTTTATAGAAAACATACATTCGTTAATCAAGAGTCATATAAACTTGACCACATTGCACATGTTGAACTTGACAAGAAGAAACTTGATTATTCAGAATATGGTTCATTACATAAGTTGTATCAACAAAACTATCCACTATTCTTAGAATATAATGTTAAGGATGTTACACTCGTAGAAGACTTGGAAGACAAACTGGGTCTATTAGAATTGACTTACTCAATGTCTTACAATGCAAAGTGTAACTATGGTGATACCTTCGGTATGGTTAAGTATTGGGAAACAATCATATACAACTTCCTTAAGAAACAGAACATACAAACACCCCCTCAGAAATTAGATAGAAGTAAACAACACCAAATTGTTGGTGCATATGTTAAAGAACCTCTCGTAGGGAAACATGATTGGGTTATGTCGTTTGACTTGAACTCACTCTATCCCCACATCATTATGCAACACAACATCTCACCCGAGAAGATGATTAAGGGTGGTGCAAGAATGGATGTAAATGTTCAGAAGATGTTAGATGGTGATGTAGACCTTTCATCACTAAAGGAATCAAATAGAACTGTTACACCTAACGGAGTAATGTTCACGAGAGATAGACAAGGATTCCTACCCGAACTCATGGAACAATTCTATGATGAACGTAAGTTGTGGAAGAAGAAGATGATTGAGTATCAGATTGAACGAGAGTCTTGTAAAGAATTACCTCGTAAAAGAGAACTTGATACACTTATCAAACGTGCATACAACAACCAACAGGTTAGAAAGATTGCACTTAACTCTGCATATGGGGCTCTTGCAAACCAGTACTTTGCATTCTTTGACCCTAACCTTGCAGAAGCAATCACCATGACAGGTCAGTTAGTTATCAAAACTGCAGAGAAAACAATCAATAAGTGGATGAACGATGTCCTCAAAACTGAAGACAAAGACTATGTGATTGCAATGGATACCGACTCAGTCTACATAACTTTTGACGACCTAGTGTCACAAGTGTTCCCCGAAGACACCGACAAGGGTAAAATATGTGACTTCCTTAACACTATCGGACAAGACAAAGTAGAACAGGTTCTTGCAAAGGGATATGACGAACTTGCAGATTACACTAATGCATTTCAACAGAAGATGCAGATGGGTAGAGAGGTTATTGCAGACAGAGGTATTTGGACTGCAAAGAAACGATATATCCTAAACGTATTTGACAATGAAGGTGTGAGATATGAAACACCTAAACTCAAGATGATGGGTATTGAAACTGCAAAGTCCAGTACACCACAATGGGTCAGAGGTAAACTTACAGATGCATTCAAAGTTGTTATGAACGGAACCGAAGAAGAATTATGGGATTTCGTAGAGACTGCACGAAAGGATTTTAGAAACCTTCCAGTAGAAGACATGGCATCACCAAGAGGATGCAACAACTTACAGAACTACAAAGATACATCAATGATTTACGGAAAGGGAA